AAGAGGTTTAAGATTTGTTAATCTTTTTGCTTTATCTCTTATTTCTTCTGCCATACTATCTCCTCCTGCCAACATTACTCTTATACAATTTTCTATTATTGTATCAAAATCATCTTTTCCAAATCCTACTATATTTTTTATTTTATCTTTGTTTTTTTCATCTGCCGGGATAAATCCCTCTCCTACTACCCATGCCGCTATAATATCAATTGCAGCTGCAAAAATTGGTACATCATGATAATAGCCATGCCATCTGTTAAAATCCGGTAAAAATGTTGTTTCTGATCCTGTGGCTCCATCAGTTTGTTTTAAATTTCCAGAATAAAAATCGGTACCTGAAAGAGCATTTTTATAAGCTTCATTATGCATTTCGCTGACATTTGAATTTGAAATGTTTAGTTTTGTCATGAATTCACATGTTTTCACAAATATTTAAGCTTTTCCTTATAAATCGATTATTGTTAAAATTCTATCATCTATCATTCCGTCTGATGCTCCTCCAAAATCTTGTTTTTTCGCAACTATTCTCCATGTATTTTTATCTGCGTTTGTTTCAACATAATGTATAGTGCATGGTGTGTAGCTGTTTTCTTCTTGTAAATTATGGCCCGGATAAATTTCTTGTTGTGTTCCCGGAACATCAACTCCATCTTTTTGAAGTTTTATATTTATATATTGATATGTCCCGTCGTATGATCCATTTGAAACAGTGCAACTGAATAAAATTAAAACTTTTCCTGTTTTTGATGTGTGTGTGATACTCATTCCTGTAACTTCTGTAAAGCTTGATGTTAAATTAAATTCCTGTGATGGTCCTCCAATATGAAAACTTTTAACAGAATTTTGGCTTATTTCTTTTTCATGTTCAACAATTCCTAATCTCTCTTGCCTTGAATTATCAAATAAATTTCTTTTTAAAAATCTAAGTCCTAGTCCTAATTGAAATAATTCTTCTTCCATTATACTCCTAAGAAATCTTTATGTGTTGCTTCTTCTAATATTTTTTTTAATTCATTCATTCTTGAAAGATTAATATTTAACATGTCTTCAGCTTCTATTCTTGATGTATATCCTTCCATATTGAATTTTATTAATTCATTTGCTGCCAGTCTTGCTGCATACTCAGAAAATATTTTTTTATATATTGCATTTAAATCCGCCCAATTAGTTACAATATCAAATTTTACAAGAATTGATAAAAAAGCTTCTGCATATCCTGCTAAATAATTATGATTTGCTTCGACATCTCCTTTAGCATCTCTATTTGCTCCTGCAAAAAATTGCATTTCTGCAACTTCAACTATAGTTCCTGTATATGCCATATTAAGCCCAATAAACAAAACTATTTAATCCTTTTGCTTTCATTCCCCACATAGCCCTTACAAACGCTTCTGCAAGGTGGCTGTCCCTTCCGATAATTTTTAGCTTTCCATCTTCATCAATTGCCTGCATGCACTCAAGAGAATATCTAAGCTCCTCATTTTCTTTAATATCAACATTTCCTTGTTCCATTTGAAGAATTGCATAACTATACATATTTTCTTTTAAAAGCCCTTTTGTTTTTCCATTATTATCCACTACTTTTGTTGCATTATTTGTACAAATTATTTTAGATCTAAATTTCTCAATTAAGAAGTCTGCAAGTCCTCCCCCCACTCCTGCATCATCAATAAGTATTCTGTTAAACGATTTATTGTTGTTAAGATCACAAATCTTCTGAAATGTTTCATAAATTGATTTTCTTTCTGAACATTCAGCAAAAGGCACATAAATTCTTTTATTGTTCATCAAAGCTTCAACAAAAGCATTCTTATCTCCTCCAAATCTTGCGACATCAACTCCAAGAGTTTTATAAGCATTATATAGATATGGAAGTGTAGATTTAAAGCATGCATCCAGCAATTTGTCTGGAAATAGTCTTGTGATTTCATCAACCCATTCTCCCAAAACTTCCTGCGCATATTCTCGTCTTGTTTTTGTTCTTTTCCATTCTTTTATTTTTTCTTCTGATAAATGCGGGCAGTCTTCACTAGAAACATGAAAAGTTTTAAAATTTGGGAATTGTTTTTTATCAAAAAAATTAAAGAAAAATCCTCTATTTGGCGAAGTTGTACTTAGGGCCCATGTCCAGCCAAAACCTTTTTTTCTTGATTTCCATAACATTGGATCTACTGCTATCCTAACTTGGTCATTAATGTAAGCCGCCTCATCCGGCACCCAAACATCAAGAGTAAGTCCTCTTATTAAGTCCCCTGTTCTTCCTGTTGGCAAACAATATATTTCAGATCCGTTTTTTAATTTCATAAGACGCATTGTTGGATTATCTGCAAAAACATCTTCTTCAATAGATTTTAAATTTTGTTTGATTTTTTCAAAAATATATTCTGCCTGTCTTTCTGCACCTGCACTCACAAGAATTTTAAACCCCTGATATTTTAATGCAGCAATTGCACATTTAAGGGCGATTGTTTCACTTTTCCCAACTTGCCTTCCGGATCGTAGCGCGAGATCTCCCCAATATTCAATAATTTCTTTTTGCCAATCATATAAATCTACTCCATCAATTTTCAAAGGTATCTTTATATTTGAATAATTAACAGGATTTAATGAGTAATTTCTTTTTTTCCTTCTTGCCATAGTTTTTTATTTCTGCATTTTTTTGAACAATATTTTTTTTCTTGATTTCTAATATTGAAAAATCTTTTTTTGCAAAATTCACATATTAACCAAGGCATTTTATATAATTTCAAAAGATGTTTTAAAATCTCCTTTTAAAAATTTTAAATCAGGATTTTTTATAAAAATTTTCTCTTTATTTTTTTCTGTAAAATTTTTAGGTTTGCATTGTAAAAATTCGATTGTTTTGTTTTGCACATCTATAATGCATACATCTATAGGCGAGTGTGATCCTGCTGATCTGAATGCTATTAATCCCATTTCTCTTGCTTCATTTACAAAGCTTCTTTCTTTTTTTACACCTTTAATGTAGTTTTTGTTTGGCATCTTTTTTTGAAGTTTTTAATTTCTTTATATACAATTTTTTGAATTTCATTAAATCTTTTTTTCCCTAAAATTTTTTTATAGTTCATAAGAAAATAAGCGCCAAGAAGTTTTTAAATGCTTCTTGACATTTTGTAGTAATAAAAATTTTGTGGGGGGCTACATATATATATTAATGTTCTTTTTAAAGTTCGTTAATATGTTTATTCTATATTCATTCCTAATATTTGTGCTTTCTGTTTCAATGCTTCTAACTCTTGTGATTTCTTTTCCAATTCATCTCTAAACATAGTCATCTTTCTATGAAGATTAAGATCAGTGTTATATTCCATTAATCCTAAATCTCCAAACATTACAGCTAAACCTACTCTCATTGCTTCACTCCAACTTATCTTATGTTGTACTGCAAGATCATGAAACTCCCTTGAGACACTTACACTTATTGTTAATGTATTTACCATTTTTTATTTATCCTCCTTTCATTATATAATTATATATATAGTGTTTTTATTCTTTAAATACTTTTCCTTTTTATATATATATATATATAAAAGTAGTTCATATATAATATATAAAAGTACCATATATATATATATTTAATACTCTTACTCTTATAATTTAAGTTGGCATTACTAAATAGCCCGCGCATCAGCGCGGGCGCGTTCCCCCCTTTCAGGGGGGCGAGGGGGGTGAAATAGCAAAGCCAAACTTGTTGCTTTGCGTAAAGCATAAGCAAATACTAATAATAAGCAGTAGCCGGCAAAACGCCAAGCCACAAGCCTGCGTATGCTTATTAATTAGTTTTTGCGCAGCGTTTGTTTAGAGCTAAGCATTGAGCAAAAGCCGGGAGCCCTTAGGGCAGGCTTTTGTCTGAATGCGTGCATCATAACAAACGCCAATTAGCCGGCGTAAGCCGGCAATAGTTTGCGTTGCTTTAGCAACGCCTATTATTTGCCTTGCGAAAGCAAGGCCTAAATCCCCCCGCGGGGGGGTTGGGGGGGGAATAGCTAAGCCCGCCAAGCCAAGCCACTTTTAGGGCTTAGCGTAACCAAAGCAAGCAAAGCCCTTTAAAGCCCTTGGGCCCGGGCGAAGCACCGGGCTGAAAAGGTTCGCACAACCTTTTCAGCTTTAAACGGCTTTAGCTTGCGATAAGCGACGCTTGGCGTCGGCAAAAGGCTTTTTTGCTTTCCTTCTGCTTATAGATTGTGCGAACTTATGCAAAAATATATAAATCTTGATGCCTTTGATTTGCTAAGGCAAATCAAAGATAAGAATTAGAGGTT